GTTTATTATTGACGACCCGCACTCTGAACAAGACGCACTTAGTGACGCCGCAATGGAAAATGCGTATGAGTGGTACACTTCTGGCCCAAGGCAACGTTTACAACCAGGAGCAAGCATCGTAATTGTGATGACGCGATGGTCCGAACGAGACTTGACCGCAAAAGTATTGAAGCAACAATCGTTTGACCCAAAGGCTGATCAGTGGGAAGTCATTGAATTTCCGGCAATTTTAGAGTTGGATGACGAAACGCAAAAGCCCTTGTGGCCTGAATTTTGGAAGTTGGAAGAGTTAGAAGGTGTGAAAGCCTCATTAAGCGCACAAAAATGGAGCGCTCAGTGGCTACAACAGCCCACGGCTGATTCCATTAGCATTATAAAACGGGACTGGTGGAAAGAGTGGGAAAAGGAGCACGTTCCAGGATTAGAGTACATTATTCAAAGCTACGATACGGCATTCCTCAAAAAAGAATACAGCGATTACTCGGCCATTACAACTTGGGGGGTATTTTTCCCTGAAGAGGACGGTGGGCCAAATCTTATTCTTCTTGATAGCACTAAGGGGCGCTACGAGTTTCCCGAGCTGAAACGTGAGGCACTGAAAAGCTACCACTATTGGGAGCCAGATATTGTGATCATCGAAGCGAAGGCTTCCGGCTCGCCCTTGACTCAAGAACTACGGGCCATGGGCATTCCCGTTATGAACTTCAGTCCCGGAAAGGGGCAAGATAAACACGCTCGCGTGAACGCCGTAGCCCCATTATTTGAAAGCGGAAAGGTATGGGCTCCTGATAAAAGTTTTGCGGAGGAGATCATTGAAGAATGTGCGCAGTTTCCAAATGGTGAACATGACGATCTCGTGGATTCTATGACTCAAGCCCTTTTGCGTTTTCGACAGGGGGGCTTTATCGGACATCCGCAAGACTATACAGAAGAGGACAGTGGATATCGAAAACGGTACGTTTACTATTAGCCTTTTCAAACGAAGTTTTTTAGACTAAGGTTGACGACCATGCCAGTAAGAAAAGTTGGAAACAATCGATGGAAGTGGGGTTCGTCTGGCAAAACATATTCAAGTAAATCATTAGCGGAGCGTCAAGGGCGAGCAATAAAAGCCTCGATGCACGCAGCAAAGAATAGCAAAAGAAAGACAAAAGCATGATTAACAGGAACCTATGACACTCCAAACATGAGAGGTACGATTATGATTGCATGGATTAAAGGAAGAGTATCAGAGCCATCTAGTTATGCGGCTGTGGGACTAGGTGTATTAGGCATTGGTGTTATCATCAATCAGCCAATCCTAATTTATGTTGGTATTGCAGGTGGAGTAATTGGCTTTGTTTTGAAAGAAAAGGGAGTCATCTAATGCCTAAAGGTCCAGGAACCTACGGTTCGAAAAAAGGAAGGCCCCCTAAGAAAAAGAAGGCCATTCCTGGTTATGGACATGGCGGACTTGTAAAGAAAAAGTCCCGTAAGAAGAAGATGGCCTAATGGCAGAAGAACCTATCATTCCTCCTTTAGAAATGGAGAGACCTATAAGAACAGATGTTGTTCTTGAGGAAGATGAAATCTTAGTGGATGCTCCAGAAGAGGTGACTCTTCCCGAAGATATCA